AAGGTGTGTATGCTGCTGAAGGTTTAGTTCATGTTATGAGTTCGCATGCAGTTAATATGGTTTTTCATAGAGACGCTTTTGCGTTCGCCACAAGACCGCTTCTTGATGTTTCTCAAGATTATAGTCTTGGCAGCAAAATGCTCTCAATGCAAGATCCAATCACAGGGCTAATATTACGCTTAGAAGTGTCACGGCAACATAAGCAGACTTGCTGGGAATTCGATTTGTTGTGGGGGGCAGATTTGGTACGCCCAGAGCTCGCCATGAGAATTGCAGGTGCTGTGTAATTAATTTAATTTAGGCATCGCCGCCAGGAAAGAGACAAATTTTTGTCTCTGAAAAGTCCTCCTCAGTCAGTGGGGGACAAGTTCCCCCACTGACATTTGTTATATAAATTTGTTATTTGACAAGTTAATAAGAGAATTGATTATTGTAAATCAAATTAGAGATGAATAAAACTGCTTGCCTTTTTCGGTTTTCAACCATCTAAAAACTTTGCAGTGATTTTGTGCTATTTTTGGTGCTCGTTTACATTTACTTTTTTTAAGTTCAATTATTCGTTGCTCTAAATATTGTTCTAATGTTAAGCCGTGATTTTTTGCAACATATTGTAAATATATTATAATATGTTTTGCTTTTACCTCTGGGCGATTTTGTGCTTTTTTCATGTTCGCTTTTGCTTCTTTAGATTTTGGTTTTCTCATTTTTTCTTTTACTTCTGGGCGATTAAACGCTTCTTTCATATTTTTTCTTGCTTCTGCAGAACGTTTTCCTTTTGCGTTTTGATTTCCTTTCATTTTTTCTATTGCTTCAGCAGAAAGATTCCAATGTTTTCCTTTTACAAATTGATTTCCTTTATGTTGACCTTTTTTATTGGGATGAGATCCTAAAGCATTTTGATTTCCTTGCATTGATTTACTTTTCTTTGCTTTTACTTCTGGGCGATTTTGTGCTTTAATCATTTTTGCTTTTATTTCTGGTTGATTCAATGTTTGTTTTAGTGCTTTATTCTTTTTTTCTCTTATTTCTTTTGTTGGATTAAACAATCCTTCTCCTCCACCAGATAGATTATAACCGTTCGGAGCAATACTATTATATTTTTTAATACAATAACGCTCTTGTTTCTGTGCTTGTTTAAATGTTAGATTAGTTTGCAAAATTATTTTATTAAAATTTTCCCAACCATATTTATGAATAGCTTTACCAATAATCAGAAATGATTTGCAATGAGATTCCATTCGTTTTTTTGGATTATGTGAAAGGCCAATATACCTTTTACCATTTATTTTGTTTTGTAAACAATATATACTATATACCTGTTTCATAAAAATTTCATAAAAATTTTCAATAATTATATTAACGCACCACTACATAAAGTATAACCTATTTTTAGAAAAAAGCAAATAAAAAATGTAAAATATTTGAAAAATAATCAATTCTCTTATTAACAACCTATAATAATTTATGATAGCTTATAATAACTAATGGTAAAATAAAAAATTGGAGAATAAATAATGAGTACTTTTATAGTTGAAGATGGAAGTGGTGTAGAGGATGCTAATGCTTACATAGAAATTTCAGATGCTGATGAAATAATTTCTAATTATGGAGATTCTTCTGATTGGTCTTCTGCAACTCAAGCACAAAAAGAAAACGCAATTCGAGAAGCGACACGATATTTAGATTTGCATTATATATGGGACGGATATAAAGTTTATGAAGGAATTCTCCAGTGGCCTCGCTACGAAATTTATGATGAGGATGACAACTATATGGCGGAAGATGAAATACCAGATAGAATATTACAAGCAGTTTCGTATCTTGCTTTAAAAATAATGGAGGGGGACACACTCTTAGAAGATTTTCAAAATGAAGGAGAAGTAAAAAGAACAAAGGATATTGTCGGTCCAATAACTGAAGAAAGAGAATATGTAACTGGTGAATTACCAGAGAAAACTTACCAAGTTGTTGATAAACTTGTTGCTCCATTTGTAATTGAAAAAGGATTTGGAGAAACAGAATTAGAAAGAGGATAATATGAGTATAGAACGAACAGATCATGATTTACTTATTTGTATTGAAGAAAAAATTAAAGAGTTGAAAAAACAATTTGATAATCATTTAAGACATCATAATACTTATGCTATTGCTCTTTTAACAATAACTGGTGGGGCGATAGGTAGTTTAATAATTGCTCTAATAACTTTGTTAATATCAAAGAATTAAAAATGACTCCTGAAAGTATTTATAATTTATTGGTTCGAAAAGGTATTGATGCGACGATACGCACTTATCCTAATGCTGTTTTTGATTCAGATACTAATAAAACAACTTTAGGATCAGCGGTTGATTATTCAGTAAAAATTGTTCCACCATATAATAATCGAGAAGGTTTTAAAACGGCAGAAATGATATCTTCTGGAAGTGGCTTAACAGGGATAGCAAATTATAATTCATTAACAAAAGGAGCTCTTGCTTTTACGATAGAACCTGGATTAAAAATTATTATTGGTTCTAAAGAATGGACGATTGTTGGAATAACTCCTGTTCAAGATAATACTGGAATTTTATTTTTTAGTTTAGAAATAGAAGCAGGAAATTAAAATTAATGGCTGCAAAAGTAACAAATTTAGCAAAATTCAATGCAGAACTTGAAAAAGCAGCAGAGAAAATACACGGAGATTGTGAAAAATTTCATAAATCAGTTTGTCTTGAAGTTCTTTCAAGAATAGTTTTACGGACTCCAGTCGATACAGGTCGTGCTCGGGGTAATTGGATGGTTGAAATTGGAAGGCCAGCAGTTGGAGTTTTAGATGTTAAAGGTTCTGCTGGTGAAATGGCAAGTACTTCTATAAACAAAGGAATAACAAAATTGAGTGACATTCCGCCATTTTCTTTAGTACATATAACTAATAATTTAGAATATATTTCCTATTTGGAATACGATCGTCGAAGTAAACAATTTCCAGAGGGTTTTTTAGAAATCACTTTAACTGAAATGGCTCATTGGTTAGGGACAATAAAATAATATTATGTCTTGGTTTGAAGATATAATAAAAGGAAATAAATAATGTCAAATTTTTATGGTGCTACAAGTTTAATTGGTAGTCTAACAAAACAATAGGAATTTCTGATTATGCCTTCATATACTATTTCTACAATAGTTCATAATAATGCTACCCAATATAATATGCAAAGGAAGTTGGTTCGAACTTCCAATGGCGATTTGCATTGTAGTTTCATAAAGGTAATTGATAGTTATCAACAATTATTTTATGCTAAATCTACTGATGGGGGGGAGAATTGGGTAGAAACTCAATTAACTACTGAAGCATTCAATCAGTATTATTCAGGTATAGCAGTCGATAGTAATGATTATATTCATATTGTCTTTAGCGGCAAGTTTGCGGGTCCTAATTCCACTTATTGGCAAATTAGATATATCAAATATACCGATAGTTGGCAAACTATTATTAATCTTACTTCCGGGGTTAATGACCAAGGTCCCCCCTCCATAGCAATTGATAGCAATGATTATCTTCATGTTATTTGGGTTGGAGGGGATATCTCTGCCTGCTATTATCTTAGATATATTAAATATACCGATAGTTGGCAAACTATTATTAATCTTACTCCTGGGGTCGACATTCAATCTTTTTCCTCTATAGCAATTGATAGCAATGATTATCTTCATATTGTTTTTGTTGGTTGTTATCCCAATTCTCTTGTTTATATGCAACTTAGATACATTAAGTATACGGATAGTTGGCAACCAGTAGAAAATTTAACTTCTGGGGATTATCATCAATATCGTCCTTCTATAGCAATTGATAGCAATGATTATCTTCATATTGTTTGGTATGGTTTTCATTCAGGTTCTCCTTCTCTTCGTCAAGTTAGGTATATTAGATATACGGATAGTTGGCAATCAATCGAAGAATTAACTTCTGAGAATTATTATCAAGATTGTCCTTCTATAGCAATTGATAGCAACGATTATATCTATGTTGTTTGGTATGGAAAAAATTCTATCTCTACAACTTTTGACCAAATTAGATATATTAAATACACGGATAGTTGGCAGGCAATAGAAAATCTGACATCAGCAGCAGACCACCAAAGAAATCCTGGTCTTATTTGGGCATTATATCCCATAATAAATGGAGCAAAAACCAATAGACCTAAAGAGGGGTTCACTTTTGTTTGGACAGATTATACAGGTACAAATTCTCTAAAATTTTATAAAAGTGCTGATTTGGCTTGGAGTGAGGAAGAACTAATTTTATTACAAAGTAATTCTGCTGGAACTTCTGGTGCTTCTGGTTCTCTTAATTCACAACCAGAATTAGTTAGTTCTATTATTGGAACTTCTGTTGTTTCTGGTTCTCTTGATTTACAACCAGGATTAGTTGGTTCTACTAATGGAATTTCTGGTGTTTCTGGTTCTCTTGATTCACAGCCAGGATTAGTTGTTTCTACTAATGGAATTTCTGGTGTTTCTGGTATTCTTAGTTATACTTATGAAGAATTGCAAGGCTTATCTGCTGGAACTTTTGATACTTTTGGTTCTTTAAATATTGTAATTCAATTACAAAGTAACTCTGCTGGAGTTTCCAGCGTTTCTGGTATTTTAAATTTTACTGGTTTAATTCAATTACAAAGTAGTTCTGTTGGTATTTCTAATGTTCTTGGCAAAATTTATATTCCAATTGGTTTTTATGAAAGTTTAGTTAATCAACTTACTTCTTATTTTCAAGATATTGCGAATATAAATAATTTAATAATTCGCTATGATAATGATTTACGAGCAACTCCTGCAGAAAATTTGTGGTGTGAATATAATATAGATTTTAGTAATGCCGAACAAAGTGAAATTGGAATTGATTCTTTTAGAAATGTTGGTAATTTTAATGTAAAAATAAAGAATAAGATAGGATTAGGAATAGGGGAACTTTCCGAAAAAACTGATATTATTGCAACAGCTTTTAGAAGAAAAAATCTTAATAGGATTATTTTTGAAGTTCCAAAAGTTAGAAATGTTGGTCGTATAAATGATGATTATCAAATGAATGTAATTTGTCCATTCTTTGTAGATAAGATTGGAAAATAATGGTTAATAACTTGTATAAAAATATAATCAATCAACTTACATCTTATTTTCAAGATGTTGCTAATACAAATAATTTAATTGTTCGTTATGATAATGATCCACGAACTACGCCAGTTTCTGGATTATGGTGCAGATGTAATATTGATTTTAGCAATACAGAACAAAAAGAAATTGGAATTAATAGTTATAGAGCCACTGGTAATTTTATTATAGAAATTTATTACTCTATTAAAATTGGTATTTCTTCTATTTTAAGACAAATAGATATTTTAGTAGTATATTTTACTAATGAAATTATAAATGAATTTATAAAATTTAAGGTTCCAAAAGTTGTGAAAATTGGAAGAGTCGAAGATAATTATCAAATAAATATTATTTGTCCATTTTTTGTGGATGAAACATAAAATAAAGAAAGGGAAAAAATGTCAGACCAAATTGAACGTGCTGTTGAAACACTTTCAACATATTTAAAAGCAATTATTACAAGCATTCAAAAAACGCAAACTTATAAGGATGGGAACACTTATTCTCTTGCCGTAGATAC